GAAGTGATGAAGACACCAATCCAGAACAAACTATCGAAACCCCCTCAGAGTCTGAAGAGTATGAAACAGAAGCCGCTGAAGAGGAATATGAAGCGACGGAAGATGAAACAGAGTATGAGGAAGTTGACTACGAGGTAGACGAAGAAGTAGCTGAGATAGAAACCTCTCCAAGCTACACCGTTAAAGTTGATGGTGAAGAAGTTGAGGTTAATCTTGATGAGCTACGGAACGGCTATCAGCGGCAAGCGGATTATACCCGTAAATCGCAGTCTCTAGCGGAACAGAGAAAAGCTTATGAAGCTAATCTCCAAGCCGTCCAGCAAGAGCGTGAACAGTACGCTCATCTTCTTGGTAACATGGCCCAGAACCAGAATGCAGAGCTATCTCGCTATGCAAATATAGACTGGGCTGATCTTAAAGAGACTGATCCCATGGAGTACATGGAAAAACGTCTTGAATACCAAGAAGCTAAGGAGAAGATTTCTGAGTTGCAGAACGAACGTATCCGCGTTCAGCAGCAGACCGAATCAGAAATGGGTCAAGTCTTACAAGAGAAGCTTCAGAAAGAAGCTGAACTTCTTGCACAGGCACTGCCTCAGTACACTGAACCGGGTTCTAACTTTAAGGAAGAAGTCCGTGACTACGCCCTTGGGTTAGGTTTTTCTCCACAGGACATTGACGGAATAGCTGACCACCGTGTGATCTTGGTGCTGCATAAAGCTATGATGCAGGACAAAGGTTCTAAGGTGCCAGCTAACAAGTCTAAGAAATCTGCTCCAAGGGTCGTAAAGGCCGGAACTCCCAGAACAAAAGCTCAACGCTCACGTAGGGAAGTTCAGGCCAAGCGAGAGAGACTTGCAAAAACAGGTAGTCAGCGAGATGCTGCAAATGTTTTGTTGGACTTTATCACTTAACCTTGAAAGGAACTAAACTATGGCACAGCCTACTGGTGTGTTTGTTACGTTCTCAGCGAAGGGTCTTCGTGAAGACCTTGAGAATGTAATCTACGATATCTCTCCGACTGATACCCCATTTATGTCAATGGGTGGTCGCGAAGATGCGGTTGCGGTTAATCACGAATGGCAGACAGATTCGCTTGCGGACGCTGCTGACAACTTTGCGGAAGAAGGCTCGACGCTTGCTGCTGCTGAGCCGACCGCTACGTCTCGCCTTGGTAACATCTGCCAGATCAGCCTGAAAACGACGCTCGTTTCTGGCACTCTGGACGCTGTATCCAAAGCTGGTCGTAAAGAAGAGCTTGCGTACCAGATGTCCAAACGCGCTAAAGAACTGAAGCGTGATATGGAACGTGCGTATGTTGGCGTCAACCAGACTAAGACGGCAATGGCTGCGGACACCACTGTTCGTAAACTTGGGTCGCTTACCTCTTGGGTAGCTACCAACGTCAGTGCTGGATCAGGTGGTTCAGGCGCTGGTAACGGTACTGCGCGTACCGACGGCACGCCTCGTACCTTTACTGAATCTCTGCTGAAGGCGTCTATTCTTAGCGCCTTTGATGAAGGTGCCGACATCAAGTATCTGATGATGGCCCCCTCGCAGAAGCAGACGTTCTCCAGCTTTGTTGGTGTTGGTGGCGCTTCCGGCGTCAGTAACTTCAACGACATTGGTGATCAGCGGATCATCGGTGGTATGGACGTGTACGTCAGTGACTTCGGTGAAATGGCAGTGGTTCCTAACCGCTTCCAGCGTAGCCGTGATGTCTGGCTGCTTGACCCTGAGTACTATGCAATTGCATATCTTCGTCCGTTCTTCCAGCGGGAAGTTGCTAGCACGTCTGACGGCGAGCAGCGGGCAATCATTGCTGAGCATACTCTCGTTGTCAAGAACGAGAAAGCTCTCGGCGCAGTCTACGATCTGTCGTAAGGCTAGGACTAAAGGGGGAGAGCATCCTGTTCTCCCCCGTTCTAACTAAGAGGCAAAAGATGAACGATCCGGTTAAAACCAAATTCAACTACGACCACAGCACAGACAACGTTGTCCTTGAAAATGTGCAGGACGTAGCACCGTTGCTAGAGCTTAACAAGAAAGAACTTAACAACGACTCTATGTACGGAACACAGTCAAACAACGGTATGCGTAAAGTTGCAAGCATTCCGCTGGTTGTAATTGAAAAATGGAAACGTGAACTTGGCGTTGACATAATGAATAAAAACGATTGGCCCAAGATCAAACAGCTTCTGAATGATCCTGAAAATCGTTTTCTCCGCACACATGAAAGCCATCTGTAATGGCTCTATCCACGTACTCAGAGCTACAGGCTACTGTAGCAAATTATCTCAACAGGGATGATCTTACAACATTGATCCCTACGTTTATCACCTTAACAGAGAATAGACTGAATAGAGAGCTAAGAGTACGTGCTAACATGGTACGGGCTATCACCACTACTACAGCAGGGCAAGCTTTCTACGATTTTCCTAGTGACATGATAGAGCTTCGTAATATTACCTACGATAACAACTCTCAGAGCCATGCATTACGTTACCTGTCCCCTGAATCTGTCACCAGAGAGTACGGTACGGTAGTAAGTGGCCAACCTAGGGCATATACAAATTTAGGTAACGATCTTAAACTTGTCCCGTCACCTGACGCTGCGTACAGCATTAGTATAAACTACTATTCACAATTGCGCTCTCTTAGCGACAACGTGACTACCAATGATGTACTAACACAGTACCCAAGTTTGTACCTGTTTGGTGCTTGCCTAGAGGGTGCAATCTATCTTAACGACACAGAGCAGACAAACAGGTTTGGCTCTGTGTTTCAAAAAGCATTAGACGATGTGCAACGTGCAGAAGAGGCAGCGCGTTACAGTGGTACGGTCATGACAACTAGCATACAGGGCGATCCTGGTGCTATGGTCCGCAGAGGTGCATATTGACTACTAACTGGGTCATTGATAATTTCTGTCTTGTACAGGAAAGTGGAGGAAATCTTTATACAGAAGATGTTCCAGATTTAATAGCTCTGCAAGAGTTTGACTCTACTGTATGGACAGAGGAAACGGATACTGGAAATGGCTAAACAGCTTTTTGATGTGGTAGGCTCTGGGCAAAGCCGTTTCTCTGTAAACAAAGATTTATCTCCTTACGATATGCCACCTACGTTTTTCAACGACGGTGTTAACGTTCGTTTCTTAGACGGCAAAGCTGGAAAAATCCTAGGCCATTCTCAAGTTCTAGGAACCCCCAGTGCTGCTCCCTACTGGGCAATTAGCTGGCTACAGGGTTCTACAGATTTATGGATATACGGGGGTTTAACGGGCCTTTTCAAGATTGATGGGACAACCCATAGCACTGTTACCAGATCGTCCGGTGCCTATACCACTCTGGCAGGTACTACTAACAATTGGCAGGGAGGTGTCCTAGGTGGGGTGCTTGTCTGTACGAACGGCCTAGACGTTCCCCAGAGCTTTGTACAAACTGGTTCTCTGTTTACTGACTTGTCTGATTGGCCTTCTACACTACGCTGCAAAACTATTGTACCATTTAGAAACCATTTGGTAGCGTTGAATCTTACAGACAACGGAACGGCTAAACCATTTACTATCCGATGGAGCGATGCTATTCCTGCCGGTGCCAGTACCAATGGTGCAGACACTTGGAACACTGCGAGCACGGCTAGTGAATCAGCAGAGACTTCGCTGACAGGCACCAAGGGCCATGTGCTAAATGCCTTGCAGCTAGGCAACGAGCTTATCGTCTATAAAGAAGATAGTGTCTACGCCTTGAACTATGTTGGTGGTTCCTTTACCTTTAACGTCCGTGAAAAGTTCAAAGACACAGGGCTATTTAGTAGGGACGCTGTAATTGACCTAGGCGATGGTCGTCATGTCATGATGGCTACCAATGACGTTCTGATCCACAATGGTAACTCATTGAAGAGCGTCATAGACGACAATATGAAAACGTTCTTGTTCAGTGAGATTGATTCTACATACTTCTATAAAACATTCTTGGCTCACAACAAGATCAAAAATGAAGTCTGGATTTGCTACCCTAGGACCGGCTCTGCTAATGGTTTTGCTAACACAGCCCTGATCTGGAACTACAGAGATAATACATGGACTACTCGCGATCTGCCTAACTTGAATTTTGCTACCAAAGGCTTGGTAAACCCCGACCAGACTAACACATGGGGAGCCAGTGCTGGTGTCTGGGAAGCTACCACATTAGCTTGGGCGCAGCAGGAGTACAACCCTGCTATCGATTCTCTGCTAATGTGCGGGACGGCTGACACTAAGTTCTACTTAGCAGACTCTGGAACTACTTTTGATGGCGTTAACTTCCTGACCACCCTTGAGCGCAGGGGGTTACACGCTGGTCGTACAGATGCTGTTAAAGCCATAAGCAGGGTATTCCCCCGCATAGAAGGTACTGGCGTTGTCAACATTAGCATAGGCGCTGAGCTACATCCGTTTGCCGGGGTAACTTATAGCCCTGCTGTTCCCTTTATTATAGGTACGGATAGTAAGGTTGATTGTAGAGTACGTGGTAGGTTTATGGCCATCAAGATAGAGAGCGAAGCTGTTACCCAGTTCAGGTTGTCTGGATACACTGTTGAATCAGAAGTGGTATCTGATCGATGAGCAGAGAGTTCCTTCGCTTTGATCCTACGTTGTGTCCTACGAACATAGAGGACATCCCTAGGTTCATAGATAGTATGCTGTTGGAAATACAGCCTGTGCTAGACTTGGTGCGCGATGGTCACTTAGATGTAACAACAGTGGTACCTGAAAAGCCACAACAAGGAAACATACGGTATGCAGACGGCACTAGCTGGAACCCAGGTTCAGGAGAAGGAATATACTTTTACGACTCCAACGGCGTTTGGGTTAAGCTATAAAAGATTAAACAGGAATCACCCTGATGTTCATCACAAGATTGCAGATTGCGTAGAGTTTGTCAGGCAGTCCTTGATACGGGGGAACAATGAAGAATATATTAAACCAGAGTTTTTGTTTAATAAATTCTTAACGGGTTTCAGTGATATGTGGGTATCTGTAGAAGGACAAAGCATAGTAGGTTGTTTGTTAATCGGTGTAGCTAACTACCCAGAACAGACAGGAATTATCTCAGAATCAACGGGCGGCAAGTTTCACTTTGAAACAATGATGCCAGCCTTGGAAGACTACTACAGGAAGCAAGGCGCTAAGTTTGTAGAAATACCCGGCAGAAAAGGCTGGCAACGGAGGTTTGGTAACATGGGCTATAAAGTTAAAAGTGTAACGATTGTAAAGGAGCTTTAAGATGGGTGGTATATTTAGCTCTCCCCCTCCAACAGTTGTGCAAGCACCGTCGTTTCAGACATCTAGTAGCACTGGTGAAATTAAACCATATGCTCCAGTAGAGCCTTTTCTTGAACAGATACTTCCAGAGATCAGAACGGAGTTTACCCAGACTCCTGAACTCTACAGAGGTTCACTGGTGCCTGATTTCTCAACACAGACCTTGGCAGCTAGGGATATCTACGGTCAGGTAGGAAACACAGCTAGTCAGCTAGGTGGCATATATGGCAACTTGTTTGCCGGTGATGTTGGAAGAGCAATGGCTAATCCCCTAGATGATTCTATCTACCAAGCACAGCTAGGGACAATAGCACAATCTGCTAGGGACATGACTGAACGCGACAAACAGGTTGCCCAGCAACAGGCCATAGAAGCTGGTCAGTTTGGTCTAGGCTCCACTGCACTAGGTGAACTACAAACGATGCAGCAGCAGAAACGTGAAGAGCTAGCGCAGCGTCAGATGTCTGCTGCCTTGCAGGAAGCAGAGAGCCGCCGCATTGCCGCACAGGCCCGTGCGCCGCAGCTAGGACAACAGATGTTATCGGCTCAGCTTACTCCTGCTAGTCTCCAAGAGGCTATTGGCACACAGGTTGAACAGCGTCAAGCTGCCTCACAAGCAGATGCTGCTAGGTTGGCACAGCAGGACCAAGAAGCCAGAAGGGCGCAGCTTATCACAATGTCTAACCTCTTTGGTGGCTTGGCGGGTCTTGGTAGTAGCACGATCAATCAAGGAACAAGTAGCGGTTATACAAGCCAAGTCATTGGTGGCGGTCCTAGCCCGTTCAGCCAGATTGCTAGTGCTGCTGCTCCGTTTGCTATGTCAGACATTAAGCTCAAAACTGATATCAAGTTTGTCACCAAGCTTAAGAATGGTATCAACGTGTACCGCTGGCGTTGGAACAAACGTGGTGCTGAGATTACCAACCGTGTATTTGGCTTTGGTGTCATTGCCCAAGAGGTGCAGAAGATCAAACCTGCGTCTGTGGTTAAAGGCGAGCATGGCTACCTGATGGTCAACTATGCTGGCATAGGAGATTAAAATGGGTAGTCTTTTTAACGATATAGGCATGGGCAGGGAAGAGGTAGACCCTTCCGATGAAATTAAACGAGGGTTTGAATACGGAGATGACGAGGATTTTAGTCTTTTTGGTGATGCAATGTCTGGCGAAGAAGGAAGTCTGTCAGGTTACACTGCTGAACTTGATCCGTCTACGGGCGAGGTTAGATACTTTAAAGACATAGACCCGAAAAAAATTCTGGAAGGCGCGTCTAAAATTGGCGACATGACCCCTAAAGCAATAGGCGGAACTGGTAGGCTACCCGGTGTAGATATGCCTAGTGTTAGAGGAGGCAGGTATGTTTCTCAAGAGTCTCCCTATGCAGCACCATCGTACTTGCAGGGTTCTCAGGCGTACAACAGTCAAGTTGGTAAACTTGTGCAGACACTTCTGAATAGTCAGATTCGTGGTCGCAGTATTAAAACTTTAATATAAGGTATAGAAGTATGGCCCTAGATAGAAAATATTTGGAAGAAGAGCTTAGCCCCGCCTTGCGTAGAGAGATGCAAATGTCTGTCAATATGCCTCTTTTGTCTCCTGACCAACTCCCTCCCGGAACATCTTATAGGCAAGCATCTCCTTCTGTACAGATGCCATACGTTCCGCCAGAACTATCAACGCCTAATATGGCAGTAAGTCGGGATGGTGTACAGTACGGTGCTGGGAGCTACGTACCACCTGAAAGAGTTGGACTCCTTTCTTCTATACCCGGTAGGCCCGGTACTGAAATTACAGCACTGCCAAATAGTTCTGAGCTTATGTCTAGTACTCCCCTTGCAGCAGTTAACACTGGGCTTACTGCTGGAGAAGCCATAGCACAAGATCGAAACCAAGGTAATCTTATTTCTGGTCTATTGGGCGATATAGACTACAGGGGAATTTTAAACCAACTAATTAAAACGTTCCAGAGGCCAGAGATGTTGACTCCAGGTGTCAACGCCTTGACCGCTTTTGGCATGGCTGGTGCAGGATTGAACCAAGCTGAGATAGCCGGTGCCAAAGAACAAGCACAGCTAGACCAAGCTAATCAGCAACAGGCTTTGGAAAACGAATATCGCCGTACCAGAGATGCGCGAGATGCTGCAAGGCTTACGCTTGCTGAAAAAAGAGATGCACGAGACAGGTTAAAAACCCCTGTTATTACCAAAGCTAAGATAGAAGCTTTCACAGCATTGGCCGGTACTGATAAAGTTACCAGAGATATTATAAATGATTTGTATAATACAGGCTTTGGTAGATTTATTGGGGAAACTCTTGGGGGTGGGCAAGGCGCTAGTAAAGAGGATACACAAGCTGCCGTAGCTGCGGAAGCTATCTCTATACAAAATGCTAATCCAAGGATGAGTCCTGTTGAAGCAGTTAGAGAAGCTGCTAAACGTCTCCAAGCTAAAGCCAGCGCAGCACCTAGTGAGATAAAAGAAGACCGCTTTGCTCCTAAATCCAAATAGGAAATAACATGGCTGATCCTATAACACTTACTATGGAAGACATTCAAGGTAGTCCCACCTTGATGACCAAGGGCGCTCTACCGGGTGACCAATGGGAAAACGATGACATTGTTCGTAAGTTCTCTACTGAGCAAGACAACCGCGATATGGGTATTCGATTGTCTGAAGAAGATGTATCCGGCTCCGCTACCTTGCAAGGGCTTGGTGCAAAGCCGGGAGATCGTTGGGTAGACGGTAAGCTTATAGACAGTGGTTCTGATAGCGCACTTACTCAGTTCATGTACGGATTTGATAAATCCGGTAACGTGGTTAATTATCTGTCAGACGTTATAGAAGCCAACGTTGGCTCACTTGGTAAACTTTCGTTTGATTTTGACCAAGGGTTTAAATATCAAACTGGTGAAGAAGTATACGGAGAAGGGTTTGAAGAAGCTCCTGCGGGAGATCGCAGAGAGATGATCTTACGCAAGCGTGAAAGAGATTTGATGCAAGAGTACGGCCCATACTTTGAAGAGCAGGACAGCACGGCTGGTACTGTTGGCGAAGTTGCCGGAGCATTGGCAGACCCGACTACTTTAATACCTTTTGGTGCGGGGTACAAAACAGCCGCTGCTGTAGGCGGAGCACTAGGTTTTTCTTTCAGCACGTTAGAAGACTTGGCTACTACGGGAGAGATTGATCCTGAAAAAGCTGCTATCATGGCAGGTATAGGAGCAACCGGAGGAGTAGCTGGTACTGCCTTGGGCAAAGGTGTGTCCAAGTTCCGAGGTACTCGCATTGAAAAAGCTGCTAATCGAAACATGGACCAAGCCCAGAAGGTAGTGGACGAACACATAGCTGCTGGTGGTACTCAGTCAGGTGCCATAGATGAAGTTTCAAAACTACCTTTTGCTAAGATTCTACAAAGGGACTCTGAAATCTCAGGCAGAACTATCAACATGCCTAAGAATCAGTCCCAAGCCCAAGCATCTATCGACAGGAGTATAGTATCTGATAGTGCTACGAGCAGAGTATATAGCAAAGCTTTGGATAAATACCTAGGAGTTTTGTCTACTAGAGTTGGTAACATCTCTCAACCGTTCCTACGGCGTATGCGAAACTTTGAAAGAAACGTACATGTAAATACTTTTAATTCTCTGAAGGAAGCTGAACCTTTCTTGCAAGGTATGAAAAGCCTAGGCACTGCCGCACGTAACAATGTGTCTAGGCATTTAGCCAACGGTGAATTTAAAGCTGCTGAATCGTATATGCCTCAAGCTCTGAAACAAGAGTTTAAGGTAGTACAGGCTCAGCTTAAAGATTTTAAACAAGGACTCAACGATGCTGGGCATGAGTTTACAGAAATAGAAAACTACTTTCCTAGGTTGGTCAAAGACTATGATGGCCTGTTAGCTTCTATGGGAAAAGAAAAGAAAACTTTAATTCAGAAAGCTCTTGAAAAATATGCTAGAACCAAGGGGGTTCCTGTAACTTCTCTAGACATAGATATTAAATCCGACATCACAAATAAAATTCTCAGAGGATACACTCTTAAAGTTGTAGATAATAAGCCAAGCTTCTTGCAGCCTAGGACAATTCAATCAGTAGATGATAATCTGCTTAAGTTCTACGCTTCTCCAGAAGAGTCGCTGGGCATGTACATAAGAAAGGCTGTAAATAATATAGAACGTCGCAAATTCTTTGGGCAGAGCTTTACAAAGCAGCCCAGCGGTGCGGCAGATTTAGACTTATCTGCTGGTAAGATTGTGCAGAAAGAACTAGACGATGGTAATATCACAGCAGAGCAAGCAGATGAACTATTAAGTTTAGTTAAGTCTCGCTTCATAGGCGGAGAACAGAATGCTGGTGCTGTATCAGGAACTGTACGTGACCTAGGATACATGGGAACCATTGCTAATCCTATTAGTGCAATTACTCAGTTTGGTGACTTAGCTATCTCAGGTGGTCTTAAAGGCATGAGGAACACCATAGCTAGCATGTTTGGTACTAAGAATATTAAACTGGTAGACCTTGGTATTGACAACGTGAGTCAAGAATTTTCAGACGTGAGAAAGACTGCTAAGCTTCTGAATAAATTATTTAAGGTTAGTGGATTTAAAGCTGTAGATAAACTTGGTAAAGAAACTTACATCAATGCTGCCTTAAGGAATAATTTTAAAAAGGTTAAAACTCCGAAGGGCGAAGCGGCCTTCAGGGAAAAATGGGGTAAGTATTACGGAGATGATATAGAGGCTCTAATATCTGATCTTAAAACAGGCAAGGTTACTGATTTTGTAAAGGCACATTCCTTTGATGAGTTGTCTAACGTACAGCCCATTACAATGCTAGAAATGCCACAGCCTTACTTAGACCATCCTAATGGCAGGATTTTATATTCTCTTAAATCGTTTACAATAAAACAAATTGACATTGTTCGTAGAGAAGTAGTGCAGGAATATAAAAAAGGCAACAAAGCAGAAGCTATTAAGAAAGCTGCTGTACTTTCTACGTACCTTGCCGCCGCTAATTTAACCACCAAGACTATAAAAGACATGTTATTGGGCCGCGATGTATATGTTGAAGACCTTCCAGAAGATTCTTTGTGGGCCTTGACAGGAATTTTTGGTATCAACAAATACGCATCTGATAAATATCTTAGCAAAGGCGAAGTAACAGAGGCCGCTGTAAACTTAATTACCCCTGCCACGCCTGTTATAGATGCTGCTTTCAAACTTGGCGCTGCTCCTTTCCAAGATGATCCTGATCTTGAAAGCACTGCTAGGGCTATCCCAGTTATAGGACCATTGGTATACAACTGGTTCCTAGGTGGGGCTGAAAAGTACAACAAACGCTTAAAGGATGAAAGATAATGCCGGGGCTGTTAGACAGAATAAAACAAGTGGCTGCTGAAGGCGGAGCGTCTGAGCCTTTCAACTACGCCATGGATCGTCTGCCATCTATGGGAGAGGCAGCAGGTGGTGCTGCTTACATGGGGACTAACTACCTAGCTCCTGAGACAGTAGACTATACCAAGCAGCTTATCGACGCTGCCAAGGAGCAGTACATAGAACCCGCTAGGCAGCAGTTCAACGAGATGCTCCCTACTGGTGTCACCATGAGCGGTAGCCCTAGCTTGACTGATCCAACATTGACACCAAGGTTGGACCTCAACGCCGTCTCTCCTTATGTCCAAGGCAGCGCAGAGGCCACCATGGGGCAGCAGGGCTTGCTGGGCTACAACGTCAATGCACAGGTGCCTATGGGCAGTGGCTTCACTGGGGTTGGCAACTATGGACCGCAGGGTGGCAACGTAGGAGTCAATTATGCACAAGGTGGTCTATCCGCTAACGTTAGTGCTCCTGTGTCTGAGCGAACCGATAGCGTTAAGAGCTTGCTCAACAATATTACAGCCGGTTTCCGGTATACAGGGAACTTCTGATATGGGCCTTTTAGATTACGTACAGCGTCTCATAGGCATACCCGAAGATATGTCTAATGACCCTGCTGCTAGAGGTGTGATGGGCATACCACAACCGCAAAGAAAACCCGGTGGGCTTCTTGGTATGGGTGCTCCGCAACCTCCATCAAAAACAGAGTTTGTGCGGAACATTCTTTCCTCTAGGTATTCCCCCCAAGTCGTTGCAGGTATGATGGGCAACATAGATGTCGAGACCGGAGGAACCTTTGACCCCATGCAGAAGCAGACAAAGGGACCGGGTAGAGGTTTGTTTCAGATGGAAGGGCAAATGCTTCGGGCGTATAATAAATATATTGCCGATAACGATCTGAAAAACACCTCTCAGTCTCAGCTAGATTTCATGTCTGAAATACTTTCAAACTCAAATGTCTATGACATTGGCGCAGGAAATAGGAAAGCTATGAAAAAGACGTTTGAAAGCGGGGACGTTGATACGATAACAAGTGAGTTTTCTAAAAGAGTTTTGCGTCCCGGCAAGCCGCACCTAGATAGAAGGATGGAGTCTGCTCGTAGGTTTGTCAGATAAATGGAAGGCGGAATAGACATACGCCTTGTTGTCACCATTGCCGGTATCCTGTTCAGCGTAGCAGGGGCCAGTGCTGTGGCCAAGATGCAGATCAAGCAGTTAGTTGATCAGCTTCAAGATATAGAGCAGCGGATGCGTAAGATGGACAGCCGTGAAGACAAGTTGACCACGTTGACTGAGACACAGCAGCAGAGGATAGACATCTTGGCAAAGATGGCAAGCCCTGAGAATCTACGTAGGGACCATATGCAGATGGCAGAGCTTTTGACCCATGTCAAGCAGCTAGAAAAAAATTGTGACCGGCTCTATTCCATGCACAATGGCAAACATCCACCTGTGTCAGACACCAGGAAGGCAGACTGATGGGTATACCCTTTGAACTGATCACAATGTTAGGCTCAGGCTTGCTCAGTGGTGTGATGACACTGTGGAGTCAAAGCCAGAAGGCCAAGCAGGACGCATTTAACAGGGCCATAGAGGGTTTGTCTGCACAGTCTAAGGCAACAGACGTGGCCCGTAGGTATGAGAACAAAGGCTTCCAAGTCACGCGCAGGATCATCGCCTTGTCTGCTGTGGGAGCTATCATAGTGTGGCCCAAGGTGATAGCAGTGTTCTGGCCTGAGATACCTGTCACCATAGGCTACACAGAATGGAATCCGGGTTTCTTATTCATCACTGAAGGCAAGGAACTTGTAAAATGGCAAGCCCTGAAAGGCTTAGTGATCACACCATTGGACACACATCTGCTCAGTGCAATTGTAGGATTGTACTTTGGTTCTTCAATGGTTAAAAACGCGAGGTAATGGAGACATGACCGTAACAATTAAACTTATGATGATTATCCTACTTTGGAACAACGATGGTTCATTTGAGAGCAACGTTTCGGAAGTAACCGAATGTCCTGATACAGAGATCGTCAGAGCAGTCATGGAAGAGAGACGTTCGGTAGGTCAGTTCAAGAGTTGGGCAGCGTACTGTGAAGCGGTGCAGTTCGGTCACAACACTGCTACTTAAACGGCGGTCCCCAAGCCCAGCCGGTCAGGCTATAACGAACACCCTTGGTCACTGGTGTTACCCTGTGGTAGTAGTAACTAGGGAAGACAACGATCCTGCCGGGTATTTTCATAGCCTTTTCGTTGATCACCCTCTTCTTGTAAGGCGCACTGGGTGACCCCCAACTGAACTGGAAGTCACCCCCTTCGTAGTCGTCGTTGAGTACAACGTTGAACGTAAGCTTCCTAGCTTGCTCTTTGTGGTCATAATCTATGTGCCAAGAGTACTTCTCTCCCACTGTGTACTTGCTAAGCTGTAGAGGTTGTACACCTTGGATATCGAAGTTCCAACCTTGCTGCAAGTTTGCGGCCAAGACACTGTACAAGACAGTCTGTATAAAATTAGGATCGTCTATGCCAAACATAGAGTTGTTCCTAATTTGTTCTATCCTCTTACCTTGACTGACTAAGGCTTCTTTTTCCTCTAAGTTATCTGCTAGTTTAATTATAGCTTGGCAGAACTCTGGAGTAAAATCATCTGTGCCTGTCTCCTCGCCAGACCTAAATACATTACCGTACATTTTTAATTCTCCATAGAACTTTGTCTTTTTCCAGTTCTGTATAGGTCATCCAATCTGCAATTTCTTCTTGCGTTCTCAGACAACCTATACAGATCATATCGTGCATCCTGTTCTCTAGCTGGCACACGTTCACGCAGGGACTCTTAGACTCCACAGCTTCCGCCATGTCCCGTGATGTCGCAGATGTCATGCGTCTCTAGTCCTTCCTCAAACTCTTCGCCCAGCTTGTCTACAGCTTCGCTATAGGACACCGAAGATAGAGGCTGTCCTCCCCTACATCCATCAGGGTACACCGTGAAACCCCGCAGCCTGTGAGCGTAACTAGCAAGGGTATTAGCAAAGTCATCAACAGTGTCCTCATTGTTAAGCTTGCTTCCCCACTCTGGCAGGTTG